GATTAATTGACCAATTAGTTACTTTTTTTATATTTCTTACTACTTTCTTTGTCATAACATTTTATCTATGTAAATATATATCAATTTTTTTATCTATTACAATTTAAGTTCTTAGTGAGTTCTAAACTTAGTGTAGTCTGTGGTACTAGGTTTTTCGTTTTTAAAATAATATTCAATTGACTTTTGAGTTTTTGGTATGTATATTAGTTTACGAAAAGCAGTTGGTACAGTGGCTCCAGTTGGCAATACTTTAAGTGGATCAGTAAACTCTAAAACAATTGTAACTTCTATTGGACCAAATTGTTTTACTAAAATTCTCTCTTGTTCTTCTAATAGTTTCCAAGGTCCTCTATTTAAGTATTGATCTTGTAATGCACAATTCAAATAGCTAAAAGTTTGTTTTAAAGTAACCGGAGAACAATTAAAATCTGCAGCTGGAGCCATGTGACCTTTATCATAAAGATTATTAGCATAATCAGCAGCATCTGAAGTAACTACTGAGTCTACTTTATAGAAATCCATTCCTGCTCTTGAAGCTGTTCCATCTGTGCAAGTTACAGTATATTCTATTAACATGGGTTGTTGAAACTTTTCATTATATACCACATGAAATATTGGAGAATAAATACTAACTCGCTCTCTTAAAGGTTTTTGAGCAAATAAGAAAAATGGAATACAAATAAAAATGGACAGCAAAAGTTTTTTCATATTATTATTTATGAGGGTAAATCATTAACCTATTTTTATTGATCTTTAAAATTATTTTTTATTTTATTGTAAATTTGATTTTAATTCAGATTCACTAATTATTCCACTTTTTTTAAATATCACAGTGTCTCCTGAAATAAAAATTGTTGTAGGAATAGATTGAATTTCATATTTTTGTATAGTAGAAACATCATAATCAGCATTAACATATTGCACAGGAATTTTTAATTCTGATGTAACTTTTTGTAAAATAGGTTTAAATGATTTACATGGACTACACCAATCAGCTGAAACATAAATTACTCTCTTCATTTTTTTGTTTTTGTAGGTATAAATATAGTTCTTCTAGAGTTCCATCAAAGTTTTCCATAATGTTTTCTAGATCTTGTTTAGCAATTTTAAACTCTTTTGATAGTCTTTTCTTTATTGCATTGAATCTTTTATTCTCTTCTTTATGGGAGTCTTCCATAAGTCTCCTATAGCGCTCCATGTACAGATTAATACGATCTATTCTGTCTTCTCCAAATTTCATATCTTTTACTTCATCAGACATTCTATACACTTCGTGTTGAGCTTCATAGAAGTAATTTGGATAATCATAGTCACCATTAATGATCTTTAGTCTTGTTGGTGCTTTTTCGTCTAGCTCTTGAATTTCATGATATCTTCTCCACCATTGAAATTTATTATATTTCTTTAAATAAAGATGACCAATTTTATCTTCTAAAAATTCTCGGTCAAGTAGTATTAGTGGTCCTCTTAAAGTTTCTAAAATATCATTCATAACTTTTATTTAGGTAAATGTAACTAATTACTTCTACTAATAAAAAACTAATTACTTAGTGATTTAAGCACTTAAAACTTATTAAAGTGTTTTTCATAAATGTGAAAATTAACTACACTCCAATGCATTATACCAATTCTACAATTTAGTCTTTCTGCTACTATATTCATTAATTTAGAAAAACAATATTGATCATTACCAAAACCGTACCATAAGTCTATAGATCTAGCAAAAACTGATAAGTTTACACGATCATCTTCCATATAAAAACTAAGAGCAATATTACATGGAGTATCGTACTTATAAAGATCTAATTCATTTATGTCATAATGAACTAACATAGCTCTACGACTACTAGGATTAGTTTTAAGCTCTTCAATCATTCTTTCTAATTGATTATTTTTATTCCAAAAATAACCATAATTAGAAATAACATCATTAGTACCAGGAATCATCATATTTTTCCAGATCTTTGCTCTTTCAGAAATTTCAAAGGCATCTCTATCTCCTTTAAGATACCATTCAAATTCAAAGTCAGCATAATCTTTACTAAACTTTCTTTTGGATGTAGTGATAACATTATCCATAGGATTAAGTAAAGTAAAAGAAGAATTAAATATAGCTTTAGTGCCAGCAAAAAATCTACCATATGCATTTATGTATGGATAGGCCGACTCAAAAGCTTCTGTTGCGGATTTAAAAAGATTATTATTCACCATATTGTTCTACTGATATAAATTGTTTAAGAAAATCTACGCTACCATTATCTCTACTAAATAATTCCAAATATACAACTCTTTTTACACCTGACTGCATAATAAGTTTTGAGCAATCTTTACATGGAGATAGTGTACAATACATAGTGGTTGATTCTGTAGAAAGACCCATTTTTGCGGCTTTTAAAAGAGCATTAGATTCTGCGTGAAGCACTTCAGATCTAGTAACTAAATTACTATTTTCTAAAGTTTCTTCACAGCAGTTATCCATTCCTGAAGGCATCCCATTATATCCCATAGAAATAATATTGCCGTCTTTAACTAGTATAGATCCAACTTTTGCTCTTACACAATGAGATAGCGTAGATATCTCTTTAGCAATATTTAAAAATAGTCTATCTAATTTGTCTTGTTTCACAGAGATTCTTGTTTTACAAATGTACCGTCCACCATTTCTCCTTTACGTTTTGCAATAACATCATAAGCAGAGTTAATACAATCTTCGATATTATATCCTTTAAGCTTAGCTAGATTTGTAAGAACTATTACGCAATCTCCAATAGCATCAACAAACTCTTCTTCATCATTTTTTAAAATAGCTTTAGCTAATTCTCCAACTTCTTCTTGTAGTTTAATGAATTGAGTTTTTGGATCTCCTTTTTCATAAATGCCTCTTTCTGTGGCCCAATTTCTAATGTGACCGAATTCATGAGTTAATGTCATTTTGTTTTTCTTTTATGTGATTATCTAATGCTCCTAAATATGCAACTGCATCTAAGAGGTTGTCTTCTTTGTAATTATAAGAATGTCTTGATAGTTTTAAAGCAACTAACGCTGCATACATATCTTCTCCAGTAATATCTTTACCCGTCATACCTCTCATGATCATAGCCGCTCTATCCATGCCTTCAGAAAATGGACCATACATGCGAGCTTTCTCTTCAGATCGCTTATTTACTATATTATTTGCTTCTTCTAATATGTTCATAACCAAATTTACTAAAATTAATTGATATACTGCTTGAGATCTCTATGGTCTCCCCAAATTCTATCAGAGTCTATGTCTTCTACTTTAAGATTTGGCTTTGGCATATTTGCGGCTACATTCCAAAACCAATCTCCTGGCTTACCATTTTCTTTTAATAGCTCCCAACCTTTTGCGTCATAAGTTCTAATACAATCGAATGGTGGTATAATCTTAGCTTCTTTTAAGAATGGTTTTGAGTGAGTATAGAATTTAGCTCTACCGAGTTCTCCATCTTGAATATTTCTAGCTACAGCTACTGCATGAAATTCTGTATTTGGTAAAGCAATTTGTAGTGATCTTGATAAAACTCCAGTAGACATAACTGACCACATTGTTTTTATATCCATATCTTTAAAGTTGTCATGAAATATTCTAATTCCTCCAGCTACTACCATTTCATGCTTAAGACCAAAGGGAATAAATTTTGCTCCAATTTTTTCTGCAAATTGTTTTGCCCAAATATTTGCAGTTGGCATTGCTGGTATTCTTAAAAAGATTGGAATTCCTCCATATTCAATAGCTGTCCTCTGATGCTCAGAAGCTTCTTTTGAAGCTGGCATTATTAGATATAGTTTCTTATTATACTTCTTTGCAAGATAGCAGAGTGAGAACGGGGCATATCCTGTACGCGGACAGCAATAAACTAATGCTTCTTCTCGTATCTGAGAAATAAAGAAATCAGCCATTTTCGCTTTAGTACCATACAAAAACTCTCCATCATCAATAACTTTAAATCCATCGATGTCTTTGATTGTAAAAGTAAAGTCATGCTTATAATCTTTTGTAAGATCCAAGTAATACTGTAAATTTCTACCATTTGCAAGATCAAGATTAGAGTCTCCTTTTGTTTTGTTTAAGTACATATTATAGTATTTCGTTTAGGAATGGATAGTGTTTTGGACGCAAATGCACTGACTGCTTCATTTCTAGAATATCTAGCATCTTTGTGCCATCTTCATCTACCCATTCTTCTGGCCACTGAATAGTTTTAAGTCCTGAATTATTCATGATTCTATTAGCGATATCTCTCAATTCCATTCTTTCTTGTCTTGTTCCAAAAAAAGGTTGTTTTTTATACAATCCTGTTCCTGGAATCTTTCTTGATTCGTGTTCTACTGGAATTAGATTAACTAATGTTACGTTGTTCAATTGCTTAGCGAACTCTACGTATCTTTTGAATAAATCTTCTGTTGCTGATTTTGGATCTTGCTGTCTCATTAGATGAAAACGAAGATCAATGTTTCCGAAGTAAAGAACTACTTCATCAAATACTTCATTCATTAATTCAGGAGTGTTACGCTTAAGAAATCCGTGTAGAGTACGACCAGGCGTAAAGTTTAAAGAATATTTTGGTCTCCATACTGATAAAGCATGAGAATCTCCAACTACACATTTTCTTGATTTATTTCCATACCAATTAAATAGATCTACAAAATTACCTACTGGGAAATTTAGATCTTCTATCTTAAGTCTCTTATTGAATCCTTCAAAGTCGAACTCGTTATTAATAAATTTTACAATACCTTTGTAATTTCCTATCGCTTTCATTTTTTCATAATGTAATGGTTGTGGTCCACCAGGAACATTAAAAGATCCAGGAACAAAATTAACTCCTTCACAAATGAATAAAGCATCATAATCATGCCATGTTTCAGGACTAACGTTTACATCAATTTGATCTTCAGGAAAATAATCTTTAATCATTTTTGTGGCGATAAGACCGTAGCCCCCTCCCTGCGAGTTTGTGGTAGAGCCTACATTTCCCATCATACTTACTAGTGCGTATTTTGGCATAACTTTATTTTCTATAAAAATAATAAACTTATAGGACTTTGAGAAATTTAAAAAGTAAGTGACATAAAAAAGCCCTCGTAATTGAGGGCTCTTTATTTTTAGTACATTCCTGCCATTGGATCTGGTGACTTTTCGTCTTTCTCTTTCTTTTCGAAGATAACAGATTCAGTGGTTAAGATTGTTCCTGCTACTGAAGCTGCGTTTTTAAGAGCTGTGATTACGACTTTAGCTGGATCGATGATTCCTGCTTCAAAAGCATCTACCTTCTCGTGATTCTTTGCGTCATAGACTTCATTTGGAGATCCAGTAGGAGTGTGTTCCCACCAATTTTCTACTCCAGCGTTAGCCAAGATTTTGATGAATGGAGCTTGTACGGCTTGTCTTACGATATCCCTTGCGATAGAGACGTTAGTGTTGCTTTCTTCTCTGTGATTGAGACCTACTCGATACAAAGCTGTTCCACCGCCAGGTACGATACCGTCTGCAAGTGCTGCTTTAGTTGCGAATAGAGCGTCTTCAACACGATCTTTCTTTTCTTTGATTTCGATATCAGAGTTTCCACCTACATTGATGATAGCTACTCCTCCAACGATTTTACCAAGCCTTTCTTGAAGCTTTTCTTTTTCATAGAATGAAGTTGCGTTATCGATCTGTTCTTTGATCTCTACTGCTCTTGCTTCGATTGCTTCCTCTGATCCTTTACCGTCTACAATAGTTGTTTCGTCTTTTGAAACTGTAGAAAGTCTTGCTGATCCAAGGAACTGATCGAACTGAGCAGCTGTGATCTTATCAAGCTTGTGACCTTTATCTTTTGAAATTACTTGACCTCCTGTGAGAATCGCGATATCTTCCAAAATCAAAGTCTTCCTCTCTCCAAAATCTGGTGCTTTAACTGCGCACACTTGAACGATACCTCTCATCTTATTAACAATCAGTGTTGCCAAAGCTTCGTCTCCGATGTCTTCTGAAATAATCAAAAGCGGTCGATTCTCTGAATTTGCTTTTGTCAATACTTGCAACAATTCTTGAGCTGTTGAGATCCTGCCGTCGTAAAGCAAGATGTAAGGATTCTCAAGTCCAGCTTGCATTGTGGTGTTGTTAGTAACGAAGTACGGAGACTTGTATCCACGATCGAACTGCATACCTTCAACGATTTCTAGGCTTGTTTCTCCTGTTTTGGATTCTTCGATAGTTACTACTCCTTCACGACCTACAGCATCAATAGCAGAAGCGATTAGGTTACCAACTTCTTCATCATTGTTTCCTGAGATAGTTGCTACTTGTTTGATTTGATCTTCAGTAGATACGTCGATAGCTACTTTTTTAATCTCTTCAACCATTTCGTTAACAATCTTATCGATTTCTTTTTTAATAGCTACTGCATTTGATCCTTGCCTGATTTCTTTAAGTCCTGCTTTAATCATTTCTGTTGCAATCAAAGTAGAAGTAGTTGTACCATCTCCAGCTTCATTAGCAGACTTAATAGATACACTCTTAACTAGCTGTGCTCCAAGATCCTCTACATCGTCTTCTAATCTATGAAATGATTTTGCGCAAGATACACCATCTTTCGTAACTTTAACTTCTCCGCTTTGTTCTCTAATTAATACTGTTCTTCCGCCTGGTCCTAACGTAGAAGATACTACATCATTTAATTTTGTTATTCCTTTAAGAAGTTTTTCTTTAAGTTCTAGACCTGTAACATGTTTTGTTGTGCTCATAATTAATTATTTTCGATTACTGCTAAAATTTCTGTTTCTTTAATAAGGATATAGTCTTCACCGTCTTGAGAAATAGTCATAGATCCCATTTTTGGAATTACTACTTTATCTCCTACTTTTAAATTACTAGGAACATAATTTCCAATATGCCAGTTATAGGTTTCAGATGTGCCTATCACAAGGCAAAGATCAGGCTTTTCGCGACCTAAATCTGGTATAATTATTTGTCCATACGTTGATTCCTCTTCTTCAATTTTTTTGAGGACCACATTTCCATTAATTGCTTTTACCATAATTCTTATTTTAATTTAAAATTTCTAATTCTTGTATTGTATTGCAGAAATACAAATTTCCATCTTTTCTAAAGATAATTTCAACATTAAGCCATTCTTTAACCATATCAACATTTATAACCTTATCTTCTGGATAAGATCTTATTACTTGAAATAGTCCATCATTAACTTTAATGAAGTTTTTTGATAATGTAAACATAACTAAAGCAGCGCAGGTACGCTTTTTTTATTTAATTTGTATTTTCTTTGGAGCTTGTGATTCTGCGTATGGAATACTTAAGACTAAAAGTCCTTTATCCATTGTGGCAGTCACTAAAGGTAAGTCAAACTTAGGAGAAATCTTAAGTGCAAGATCAAAAGAGCTTTTCTTAATTCCTTTATAAAGAACTTCGTTTATGTCTTTTTCTTGAGGTTTTTGATACTTAATTCGTAAGACATCTCCTTCAGTAGAAATTTCTATGTCAGATTTTTCTAAGCCTACTGCAGCAACGTGAATTTCAATGCCTTCAGTGGTTTCATAAATGTCTGTTGGGTGAGAGATTTTCTGAGTGATATCAGAAAAATGAGGTGTGGAGTTAAAAAAGTCTTTCCACAATAAGTCAAATTGATCAAAGTCGAGTGTTGGTCTAATGAACGTCATAGTTTCATGTTTTGTGCTCCCTATTGGTGAGCGGTTTGTAAATGTTTCTTTTTTCATAACTATAAGCCGTACCTGCGTGCTTGTTTTCTATAAATATATATAATTTTCTAAATAGAATAAAATTTATCTTTTTAGTCAGACTGAATACACACTTTCCAAATATCAGATAATTTTTTTGCTGAATGCCTATAATTATTCGCTACGTGATACGATATACAGCTTCTGTCTAATTGAGAATTTTCATCTATAGAAAGTAAACACTTTACTTTTAGTACCCAAATAACAAAAGAAGAAGAGTATTCTCTAGGCATATTTTGATCAGGAACATTCAAAAAATTAGATTCTCCTATTTTTTCAATACAATCTTCTAAAGCTTTTTTAGGTAGTATCCAAAAAGCGTGATAATTGTAATGATACGGCATATCTACGTAATTTTTTCCATCAATGTCTATAACCATATCATTAGTAATGTCAATCATAATATCGTTACAAAATTCTTCATTTCCAGTATCTTCGTATCTTTCTACTCTAATAAATCCAGGAGTATAATTAGGCCAAAGACATTCGAATTTTTCAGTGAATTTATAAAAATTAAAATACGGTAATACCATATCGTCTTCCATGTACATGAACCAATCATAATCATTTTTACTCTTAAGTATGTGTGATTTATGTCTGCATGTTAAATGATAAGGATGATCTAAATTTTCATGTAAAATTATGCTTACGTTTTCTTTTTTTAAAAAATCAAGTTCATACGCTTTTTGAGAATTGGTGTCTATTACAATATCCAATTGAATTTTATAGTTTTGCAACTCTTCTATAACTTGTTTTAAATAGCGTTCTCTTTCTTGAGAATAATGAAAAGCTATACAAACTAATAATTTTTTGTCTTGCAACATATATATTCTAGATTTTTTTTATCCAACTAAAATCAGCAAATACTTTATCTGGCATTCCTATAGATTCTTCTACTGCTCTCATTACTCCTAACCAAACAGGATGATAATCATGACCTCCTATATAACCATCTTTTTTTATTTTTGGCATATAATTAGATATATCCTTTTTTACTTGATCATATGTATGTAATCCATCTATATATACAAAATCTATTGTTTCTATATCTTTATACGCCGCATCAGAAGTTTTTCTTATGTGCTGTATATTAGAAAATTCAGAGATATTTTTTAAAAATTGTTGATAAACTAATTCAAAAGGTTCAAATGAACAAGCGATATCATTGGGATCATAGTTATCTACATAAGGATCTATAGAAATAACTTTATCAAAATACTTTGCAAATATCATTGTTGATTCTCCTAAATAAGATCCTATTTCTACCATAATAGATCTATTTTCAATTTGTTGAATCATCTCTTCTAAAGCTGGACCACTCACTATATCTCTCATTTGAGCAAACATATCTTTTATTTATAATTATTAGTGACCATCTCGCCAATTGTGAGCGATTGCTGGTGGCGCTTTTAATGCAATGCTAAGTTTAGTGGTGTTTTCCATACAATCTTTAACCACATCTGCTGCTTCTTGTGCTTTTCCCTCTTCTACTTCGCATATTATCTGATCATGAATCTGTGCGCACACCCAACCATTTATTCCTTCTTGTTTAAATCTTCTATTGATAGCGATTGCTGCTCTGTTTACTATAGAAGAAGCAAGACCTTGAATCTGAACGTTACGACTGTTGTTTACTCCATTTACAAAATCGCGTTTAATATTTTTTATAGCTTCTGCTCCATGTTCTCTTTCTAACTGTTTAACATAGTTGTAATCTAACATTCCATCACCAACTCTATCATAGATCTGTTTAACTCTAGGTAAATGTCTAATTCTTCCTACTTGAGTTTGGATATATCCATTTTCTTTTACAAACTTAGCTGATTCTTCCATCCAACTTCTTAATTCAGGAAATCCATTCAAATAACCTTCAACAAGTACTTTAGCTTCTTTACTTGTGATATCTAGATTTTTACCAAGAGCATAAGCTCCCATTCCATAAGGAATACCAAGAGCATAAGCTTTTGCTTTATTTCTTACTTTTGGAGCTAGTTTTCTAAGATAGTTCTCTGCTTTTTTATCAGGAGAATACTGATCTAGCTTTTCTGTTTTAATAGCAATAGTAGAATAAAAGTCCCAATTGTTTCTAAAGATATCTTTTAGACCATTATCTCCAGATACGTGAGCAAATACATGAGGTTCAAGAGATTCATAGTCATTATCAATAAAGATATTGCCTTCATCATGAATAAAGAATGCTCTTACTCGATTAGTGTATTCTACTACTATTGGATCATCATCTCCTTCTTCTTTAGGTCTAGGCAATTGTTGAGCATCTGATCCATATCTTCCTGATACTGTACCATGTTGTTTATAATAGAAATAATATCTACCTTCTTCTTCTCTTTCTAAAAACCTTTCTACGTAAGTAGACTTTATCTTTAGTAATCTATTATAGATTATAAGATTCTTTGCCCACTCATGTTTATCTGCTATTGATTGAATAAGATCATCATCAAATTGAGGCTTTCCTTTCTTTGTCTGTGATAATGGTTTTATTCCTAAAGCTCCAAAGGCAATTTCACCTAATTGATCTTTTGATTGAATATTAAAGTAAAGTCCATCATTATGTTCCTTCCACATTTCTAAACTAATCTTAGTTGCTAAAGTAGTATCAAGATACTTTTCATCTCCAGTAACTAAAAATTCTTTAAGGTCTCCATCAGGCATAGATCTTATATTAGCCTCATTTAGATTAAACTTACCAGTCTTTTCTGATTTTGGAAATTCAACATTCAAAGCATTTAAGTATCTATTTGCCCATGCTCCTTTGTTAGTAAAAGGAAAAGACTCAGTAGCTTTAATAACTACCCAGAGCTTCGTTTCTTGCTTAGACATAAGTTGATTTGTTACTTCATCTAAGTATTTTTTCATCGTCTCCTGTATCTCCTGGTTAGTTTTGGAGATTAATTCCATATCTAGCTTAACTCCTTTTTGTTCCATTGGAATAGTAACTTCACGGTATAGAGGCATAACTTCATCCTCAAAGAAAAACTTTTCAAGGCCTTCTGACCTAAGCGTCTTCATATAATAGTTGAATACCCTAAGTGTTAGGTCAGTATCCGCAGCAGCATATTTCG